TTCCGATCCATCGCTTATCAACATAAACTTGCCAAGGCGTTCGGCCATCTGTTAGCACAATGATCTCTTTCCCGACTGCTTTTGCGATGTCGGCGTTAAATCGATATAGATCTTCATCCTCAATCAGCGTGTCAGCAAAGATTAGATTGAAGTCCAAGCCGTGCTCATATGCCAGCAAAGCCGATATTCCCGATCCTAGGCCGCCACTAAAACTTATTTGATACATTGTTGTTTGCTCCATTATTTTAATAGTCCAAAAGGTCATCAAGCGGATCGTGCCCGTCTTGCTCAATCCTAGCGTTATGATGTGCTTCGATCGCCCGCCGCTTCTTGCACGCTATAGCAGCCGACTCGCTTGTCGAATTAGACCGTGGTAGTGGCATCTTCAGCCCTGCTATCACCGCCAGTACCTCATCCTCGCCTATGTTCAACTCACGGGCGATAGTAAACACCGATTTATTAGCCAAGCGCATTAGCTCTATTTGTCTTTCCATCTTATTGCCTCCAGCGGCCCGCACAATGATGGCCTGCTTTTCCGATTCGGTTGCGTTACCCCATAGTTTTATATCATTAAGTGTCCGACCGCAACCATTGCAGACGCCTTTATATATTTTGCAGGTCTTGTCGCATGGGCTTTTCATTGCTCTAACTGTCTCTCATATTTAGATACCGCATCATAAGCATCACTCCATTTCTCGTAAGCTTTGCGCCAATTGTCGTAACCCTCACCAAAGCAATCATGCGGGTAACTCCAATCTGACCAAGCCTGGCTCATCTCAGCGTATGCTAAATCTAGTTCTTCTTGCAGTTTCATTGCTCTAACACCACGGCATGAACATCAAACCCGAGTATTTGTTTAAATATGGCGTTAGCTTGCGTGTGAGGCAGCCTGGGGCGCCCGTGGTTGAACTTTCGAGCAATAGCCATAGAAAGGCTAGGGTCAGTCTTTGCAACCTGGTAGGTGAACGTATAGCCGGTGATGTCGTCAATTAATTTATTCATTGTTTGTGCTCCGTTGTTATTTGAATTCTTTGATCAATTGGTTAATAGATCCCGTGCTATATATTCGCCCCAAACCCTTGCGGCTGGTAGCTGCATCTGTCCGCAATTCCCAGTGTCCTTTCTTTGCCTTGTGGCCAGAATGGCCTGCAATTCGGATCTGCTTAACTTTGCAGCCTGCAAAGCTCAGATAAATAGAACCAGAATCTGGGCGCGTAACGGTTGCCGCCGGTAGCGCAGAAATCAATATAGATAGAATCTGTTCGTTTTTCATTGTTTGTGCTCCTGGCCCCGAAGGGCCTTTTTAGTATTAGAAAGGGTTAGACCATGTAAAATACTGCTTTTCGGTGATGTTGCCAGATTTCAGCAGCGTGCTTGTGAAGTAGTTCCAATCCTGTCGGCGGGCTTCGCCTACGTTTAAAGATCCTGCCTTGAATATCCACAATGCTGATTTCTTAGTTAATTTGGTCATCTTGTTTTCTCCGTTGTTTGTTTGTTTTGTTTCGATAAGTGAATATTAGGGCACTATGGCAGGGAGTGCAAGCACTAATTAGCAAGATAGTAAGATAGTAAAAGGCTCACTATGCTAGAAAGGCTCTACCATGCGGGTTTCAGAGTATTATAGTTAGATAGTAATATAGTATATATACTATATTTTAATAGCTTCAAAACCAGTTAGACTAGAATAACTAAATACTATTTATCTCTTTTATTTATTATATATAGGACTAAGTTACTATTTTACTATTTTCCTCCGAAAGCCGCGTCCCAGAGCCTTCCGAGCCAAAATTCCAATATAGTGGGCTCACTATCTTTCTCCCGCCAGACATAAAAAAAGCCGCAAAAGCGGCCATTTATTGCAAAGCAAGTATTATGCCAAAAAATACTTTTCAGTTACTTTATTATTTGAAGCGGTGATTTGCTCGTTTTTCACAAAACCTTTCTCAATCAATATCTCAAGCGATGTTAAAACATCCTGTTTTTTAGCCGGTCTGCATCGGTTTGCGATAACGCCGATAGACTCGCCCAGCCCGTCATGGTCCAAGATATTCAATATCTTACGATGTAAGGCTTCATCGTGGCGCCGATCATCCGCTGCCATATTGCCAGCCGCCAGATTAACCTTTGCCTGTATGTCCGCTTTAACGAAAGCGTAAGCCCACCGAACGTGCTCTACCGAGCGAAACCCGTCATCGATGGCTAACACTAAGCTAACTTTCAAAACTAGTTCAAAAGCGCGCCGTGGGATGGCCTCCAGTGTCGCCTCTTTAGACTTCTCGGCCATCGCATGGAATTCATCTTCTATAGTGTCGAGCAGATCCAATGCCGCCGGCTCCGTGGGTATTTCCACCCTGTCAGATAAATGCTCAACCCGCTGCTTTCCAGTTGCCGCAACCGATCCGCCGTTATAGATACTAGCCAGGGTCATCGACATGGTCATATCCATTGGCAGAGTCTTGAAGCGCTTTTTCGCCTTCGGGTTGGTTTCTTTCTCTTGGATTATTAAAGACCGCCCAAAGAAGCCGTTTGCTGACTGCTCATAGTCCACCAGGCCATTAAAGGTTACTGGCGTTGTGTACCCTATCAATGAAAGAAAAGGCCGCTCCAAACCGCTGTCAAGCGTCGACAGCTGCCGCTCGATTGATGCAATGTCAGACTCAACATCGGCTCCATCTGCCTGGCGCTTCTTTAGCTGCCCCAACTCCTTGGCTAATTGCATTTTAATCTCTTTGCGCACATCGCCGCCCAATGGCATAAACGAATTGGCTTTTGAGTATGCCGACATTAGCGCGCCAATCACGCCCTCAAGGTATGCCGCCCCGCCACGCTTTCTGGCATTGTCTATCTTTTGTAATACTAATCCCATCTCGTCAATAATGTAGCACGCCGCCTGGTGGTCGATAAGGTTCCGGATAATCTCCTGCTCGGATTTGATCGCGCCGTGGGTTGCGGGTGCTATCCCTGCGGCTTTATGAATCTCAGCCTGGGCTTGCTGTATCGCTTCTTTGCCGGTTGCAGAGCCTGCAACGCAAAATATAAATTGATTGGTGGTAACGCCGTAAACTTTATCTTCGTATCTAAGCCCGGAAATGTTGCCCATTGCCGATAACGCCGCCGCTACTGCTAGCCGCTCACGTGGAAACCGGCACTGCCCGTTGATCCATTCCACAAGCTTTCCGACAAACCCTGGCGGGCGCAGTAGATCGATATTATCGTCAGACAATGGCTCGTCGTACACTAACTCAGTCTCGAAAGTCACGGTCGACTGGTATCCGCCCTGCTCTGCGAAATGAACCAGCGTTCCGACTGTTACTAGTGACGCGGATTTGCCAAATGAATGCCAATGCTGACCGATCTTTTCGCTGCCAGCGTAATCCTCGCCCGTTGCGCTCCATGTATCCCAAATCGCGCAGCCTGTGCCCGTGGTCGCATGGTGTAGCGCCATACCGATTTTTATCCACTGCTCGTAGCTGCAATTGGCATCGATACATTGAAGCATAGCGCCCAAATCATCAGCTGACAAATCAACTTGCTGCCCGCGAAACTCTGCGCGGATATGTTCCGGCTTTTCGAGTAGCGCTAATAGTTCAGCTGGTGCCTCTGCGATGTCGTCCGGATGTCCTTTCTCAGCTTCATATAAAGAGCCGCTCTTGTGAAGCGATCCGCAGCCGACAACATAGCCGCTCGACTTAAAGTCGATGCCTTCATAATCGGCATGGTGACCTGCCAGTGCCAAGGCTAACGGCTTTTTAAAATAGATATGCCAACCACCGCCACCGGTTGCAACTACAAACCCGGACAATGCTTTAAAGTCTAGGTTCAGATCCTTGCAGAGCTTCGCGTATGCCTCGGAGCCGCCGTTGCGTGGGTCTATGTCGATAACGATATGTTCGTCAACCAGAACGCCGAACCCGGTATTAAATTGGCCCATCATTTCCATTGTATCAATCTGCTCGTCGGACCAGTTGGGCGTATGCTGCCAAGCCGAGGTACGCGGATGCTTTAGAATAGCCTTACAGTGTGGGTTGCCGCATTCGCAGTTTCCTTTAGCGTCAACGCCATGGAGGCCGAAGATGCGAAAGCCTGCGTCGAGATAATCAAACTGATTCATTGGCCTGCTCCTCTAGCCACTCTATTAACTGTTGAACGACTGGAAACGAAACCCGCTGACCGCCATTGGCTAGGTTATATATAGTCGAGTAACTAATACCGGTTGCCCTGGCGACGTATTTGAGATTAAGCGGCTTTAACCGCTGTTGTAGCTGTTTAAGTGTCATTTCGTATCATCCCGTCTTATATAGCTCGTGTGTGTGATTGCAGTATATATACAAAAAAAGTTGTTGCAACCCTTAATATATTGCTTTAAAGTGCGAAC